CAATTAAATCGCATAGGAAGAGTTATTGGAAAGAAGTATAAGAATATTTTTTATATCATGAGCATAGATACTAAATTTAAACAATATGATCATGGGTAACTAACTTAATTATATAGTCAGCATAAGCTGGCTTTTTATTTTGCACAAATTAAGGTGGTGGTGAATATGCGATGAGTAAGATGGAAGATGCAAAAGCAGATTATCTAGCTGGTATGAAGTATAAAGATATTGCTGCAAAGTATGGTGTTGCACTTAGCACGGTCAAGTCGTGGAAGACAAGAAATAAGTGGCAACGAAATAATGCAACCAAGAAGAAAAGTATGCATACAAAGTCAAAAGGTACGCGTACAAAAACTGAAAAGGTTGCACCATCGCTACTACCACCAGAATTGCCAGATAATGATGAACTTAATGATAAGCAAAAAGCCTTTTGTTTGTATTATTTACAGCGATACAATGCGACCTGGGCTTATCAACGGGCATATGGTGGAAGTTATGAATCAGCGTCAACTAATGGATCACGACTGATGGGAAATACTAAGATTAAAAATTATCTTACTGAGCTTAAAAAGCAGCAATCCCAGGAGCTATTTGCCACTGCCAACGATATTCTATTGCGTTATTTACACCAAGCTACTAGCAATATTAGTGATGTTCTTTCATTTAGAACTAAGAAGCACTTAGTCTTCTATAAAGTACGCGATAAGAATGGACCATATAAGGATTCTAATGGCAAGTTTAGGTATGAGCCAAAGATTAATCCTGAAACAGGTAAGCAAGATTTCTACTATGAAAATATTGTTAAGTTAAAAGATAGCAAGGATATTGACACGTCTAACATTAAGAGCATTCGTATTGATAAAGGCGAAGCAGTTGTTGAAATGGAAGATCGCCAGAAGGCAATGCAAATTCTGCTTGATCGCTTGCCTGAACCTGAGGTTAACGATGGTAGCACGACTTCGCTACTCAATGCTTTAACTGGCGGAATGAATAAGATATGGAGTGAAGATGACAATGAAAACAGTTAGATTCAATTTCACTCCATTTTCAAAAAAGCAACTCCAAGTATTAAGCTGGTGGGCTAATCCTGATTTAAAGGATTATGAGGCTATTATTTGCGATGGGTCGGTTCGTGCCGGCAAGACCGTAGTAATGTCCCTCTCTTACATATTGTGGTCGATGACTAATTTTACTGGTCAGCAATTTGGTATGGCTGGTAAAACGATTGGCTCTTTTAGACGTAATGTGTTGCGTCCATTAAGAAGTATGCTGGAGAGTGAAGGATATATAATCCATGATTCTCGCTCTGAAAACATGATAACCATTAGTAAAAATGGGCATACTAATTATTACTTCATTTTTGGCGGTAAGGATGAAGCTTCGCAGGACCTGGTGCAAGGTATTACCTTAGCTGGGTTCTTTTTTGATGAAGTTGCACTTATGCCGGAATCGTTTGTTAATCAGGCTACTGCAAGATGTTCGGTTAGTGGCGCAAAGATGTGGTTTAACTGTAACCCTGCTGGTCCCTATCATTGGTTTAAGCTTGACTGGATTGACCAGATGAAAGATAAACGTGCATTGCGACTTCACTTTACAATGCACGACAATCCATCCCTTGATAGCGTAACAATAGGCAGATATGAGCGTATGTATTCAGGCGTATTTTATCAACGCTACATTCAAGGTTTGTGGGTTATGTCAGAAGGAGTTATCTATGACAACTTTGATAAAGATACTATGGTTGTTAAAGAACTACCTAGTCATTTTGAAAAGTATTATGTTTCATGCGACTACGGAACACTTAACCCAACAGCTTTTCTTTTGTGGGGGTTAAATCACGGTACCTGGTATTTGATTAAAGAATATTACTATTCTGGTAGAACTACTTCACGGCAGAAGACAGATGAAGAATATTGTGAGGACTTAAAAAAATTTCTTGGCAATATTAAAGCTGAAATGATTATTGACCCTTCGGCTGCATCATTTAGTGCAACATTAAGGCAGAATGGCTTTAGGGTTAGGAAAGCTAAGAATGATGTGCTAGATGGTATCAGAGTTACCCAGACGGCTATGAACGAGGGAAAGATCAAATTTAGCATGAATTGTCCTAATCTTTTTAAAGAATTAGCTAGCTATGTTTGGGATGATAAAGCAGCAGAACATGGAGAGGATAAGCCGGTTAAACAGCACGACCATGCTTGTGATGCAATGAGATATTTCGTATACACAATTATTTACAAGAAAGTTACTGCAAAGGTTACTGTACGTCCTAGAGTACGTGGCTTATAGAAGGAAGGTGTAAAAGTGGCAGTTGTAATTGATAAAGATTTACTTGGTGATGTTAATGAGCCGAATATTAAAGCAATCAACTATGCAATTAGAGAATTGCAAAATCGCAAAAAACGGTTAGACAAGTTATCTGATTATTACAATGGTAAGCAAGAAATTGAAAAGCATGAATTTGATAATGCTACCGTTGAAGCAGCTAATGTGATGGTTAATCACGCTAAATACATTACTGATATGAATGTGGGCTTTATGACCGGTAACCCTGTGAAATATGTTGCTGAAAAGGGCAAAAATATTGATGATATCCTAGAAGTATTTAATCAAATTGATATTCATAAACATGATATTGAGCTAGAAAAAGACTTGTCAGTATTTGGCTATGGATATGAATTGTTGTACCTCAAGAAGACTGATCCAATCTCTGTTAGGGATGAATTAGGAAATGAAAAGCTTACTCCTAATACTGAACTTAAAATTGAGGTAATTGATCCAAGAGCAACCATTGTAGTTTGCGATGATACTGTTGAGCATGAGCCTTTATTTGCAGTATTTACGCAAGAAAAGAAAGACTTAGATGGTAATACTAATGGTTATAGTATTACTGTTTATATGCCTCAGCGAATTGTAGAGTATCGTACAAAAATGTCTATGGAAGTTTCAGCAAATGACCCAATTGTTTATGATGGCGAGAATTTATTTAGCGCAGTTCCAATAATTGAATTTAGGAATAACGAGGAAAGACAAGGCGACTTTGAACAGCTCATCTCTTTGATTGATGCCTATAACTTATTACAGACAGATCGTATTTCTGATAAGGAAGCATTTGTTGATGCAATACTTGTTACCTTTGGTTTTGGCCTAGATGATAACGAAGACATTAAACGCTTGAATCGTGGTGCAATTGAAGCCCCTCCCCGTGAAGAGGGTGCTGACATTGAGTGGTTGACAAAGAGCTTTGATGAAACACAAGTCAACTTACTCAGTCAATCTATTGAAAATGACATCCACAAGATTTCATACGTGCCAAATATGAATGATGAAAAGTTCATGGGTAATGTTTCTGGTGAAGCAATGAAGTTTAAACTATTTGGCTTAGAAAACTTGCTATCAATTAAACAGAGATATTTCTTTGATGGCTTACGCCGAAGATTGAAACTAATTCAAACTATTGTAAATATCAAGGGTGCTAGTGATGATGCTAGTGGATGTAAGATCTCGCTTGTAGCTAATATTCCTTCTAACTTGTCTGATGTAGTTAATAACGTTAAAAATGCGGATGGAATAATTCCTAGAAAATATACTTATAGTTGGCTTCCTGATGTTGATAATCCTCAAGATGTCATTGATGAAATGAATCAGCAAGATGCTGAAACTATTAAAAAGAATCAAGAAGCGTTACGTGGGCAAGATCCAGATCGTTTAGAATTGGAGGATGAGCAAGATGATTCGAGTGAGAATGATAAAGAAACCGGATCAAACAATAATCAGAGTCACCGGACACGCACAGTATAGTGTTAAGGGTTCTGATATTGTTTGTGCTTCATTTTCTACGCTTATTACTCATACCGTAAATAATTGCACGAAAGTAAATGTAATTGATAAAGATGGTTTGCTGACTGCTGTATTTTCAGATCCCAAAAGCGTTGAAAATAAGATACTATTAAGTGCATTTGAAAATACAGTAAACCAATTAATTGACCAATACGGACAATACATTTCTTGGTGTTGATGTTCTATGAAAGTTAACAAGAAGAAGTTTACCTATTGGCAATTACGTGATTTACAAGATGAGCAAAGAAATCAAGATGAAGCAACTAAAAGATTAAAAATAATTAATAATGCATATCAAAAAGCACAATCATACTTGAGCGACGAGGTTAAAAAGACCTATCGTCGCTATTTTTATGCAGATATTACTAAAGACGAAGTTGCAACTATCATGTCTTCGCACATTTCTCCTTCTGAATTGGTTACTCTTAAAGCCTTATCGTCGAGTATTACTGACAAGGAAAGTAGACAAGCAGTTGATAATTACTTAGGTAGACTTGCAGCTAAGAGCAGAATTACACGACTTGAGGAAATGCAACTTAAAGCATACATTGCTGCAAAGTCAGCTGGTGCAACTGAACTAGATCAAAATGTTAAATTGCATACTGACATAATGAAGCGTGCCTGGTCAGAAGCAGAGAAACAAAGTGCTGTTTATGACACTACTAAGGATTACACTTTGCACTCTCCTCACTCTGTAGAAGTTGAGCAGGACAAAATAGTCGTTAAAAATCCTGATACTGGTAAAGAAGTAGCTACTGTTCCAATGGATAAAGATATTCCCAAGAGTAAGATTACTGAAATTCCTAACCGCTATGTTGAAAAAGCATTAGAAACTCGCTGGAAAGGGAAGAACTTTTCATCACGTATCTGGGGGAATACTGATAAATTAGCCGAAAGATTGCAAGAATTATTTACAGTTAAAGAATTGAGTAATCTTCCTGAACGTGAAATGATTAAGCGAATTGAACAAGAATTCAATGTTGGCAAGTTCTATGCTAGTCGCTTGATTAGGACTGAAGCTAATTTCTTTTATTCTAAAATTAAATTAGATAATTGGCGTAAACGTGGAGTTAAGCAATATCAACTGCTAGCAGTTATTGATAGTCGTACTAGTAAGATATGCAGATCAATAAATGGAAATGTCTACAATGTTAAAGATGCAGTATTTGGTAAGAACGTTCCACCATTGCATCCCTTTTGCCGTACAGTTCCAGTAATTTATTTAGGTAATGCTAGAAGTGCTAGTAATAAACCGGTAAAAAAGTAATTCGTAGACCTAGGCAAGTCATAAAACTGCCTTGAAAACTAAAGATACGTATGTGGATTTGTTACTGCATATCTTGAAGTCGCCGTGTAGAAAATATGGGGTGGCTTTTTTCATGCAGTTTTTTTCGCAAGTGTGCATGGGTAGAAAGGAATAATTATGGAAAATAAATTTTATGAAGGTTTATTAAAACTTGATTTACAACGATTTGCTGATGAAGGACAAGGTGAGGGAGGTGATGACAACAATACACAAGACAATGTAAAAGATGATAGTCCAACTGATGAACAACCTTTTAAAACCTTTAATACTCAATCAGAATTGGATTCTTTTGTAGATAAGAAATTGGCTAAGGCTTTAGATACAGCTCGCTCTAAGTGGGAGAAAGAGCAAAATGATAAAGCTCAAAAAGCTAAAGATCTTAAAAAGATGTCTCCAGAAGAACGACAAGAATATGAATTTAAGCAACGTGAGCAAGCTTTGCTAGACAGAGAAGCTGATGTAACTAAGCGTGAAAACAAGAGTAAATTGGCAACGCAGTTAATTACAGATGGCTTGCCGGCAGAGCTAGTGGATGTTTTTGACGATGTTCTAACTGATAAGGATAAAATGACAGATACTTATCAAAAAGTTAGTGAAGTTTTTAGAAGTGCTGTTCATGATGCGGTTGAAACTCGATTAGCTCAAGGTGCAAAACCACCAAAGATTTCAGACAATACTCAAACTAACAAAACTACTGGAGAAATCTTTGCTGAAAGAGCTAATGAATCTCAAAAAGTAAAAAATGATTTTTGGAATTAGAAAGGAAAAAATATGTACACACAATTTCAAAATGGTAAGCAATTAAATTTTCTTGCTTCTGAAAAATTTACTGCTTTCCCAGAAACAGTTAACAAAGATAATTACAATGTAAAAACTGACGATCTAGGTCGAAAGTATATTCCAGCTGGTACTGTATATCCAACTAATGATGCTAAAGCAATTGGTATTACTATTAATGACGTTTATGTGACAGATGGTGATACTAATCAAATGGTTGCAGTAATGCGTGAAGGTTGGGTCTTAAGTCAACGTCTTGATCCAGTACCAACAGCTGACGCAATTAAAGCAATGACTGCAATTCATTTTAAAGACTTAGAAACAAAGGCAACGCCATCAACTGATGATACACATAGGGCTCAATAAAAGAAAGGATTAAATAAATGAAAGATCAAAAGTTAAAATTAGATTTACAACGATTTGCTACACCAATTCTTGATATGTTTAGTCAAAGTACTGTTCTTGACTATACTCGCAATCGTCAATATCCAGATATGTTAGGTGATACTTTATTTCCAGCTGTTAAAGTACCAACTCTTGAAGTAGATATTTTAAAGGCAGGCAGTCGAGTACCAACTATTGCTAATATTTCAGCATTTGATAGTGAAGCTGAAATTGGAAGTCGTGATGCAAGCAAGATGACTGCTGAATTAGCATACGTAAAGCGTAAAATGCAACTTACTGAAGAAATGTTAATTAAGCTTCAAGCACCACGTAATACTGCTGAAGAAAATTACTTAAAGCAATACGTTTTTGATGACATTGACGCTATGGTTCAAGCTGTAAAAGCTCGTGGCGAAAAGATGACAATGGAAATGTTTGCCACTGGTAAGATTACTGATAACGCAAATGGTATCTCTATTGATTATGGTGTACCTAAAGCACATCAAACATCACTAACAGGAACCAGTACCTGGGATAAGGATGGTGCATCTATTATTGAAAACTTGCAAGATTGGTCTGATAAATTAGATATCACTCCTACAAGAGCCTTAACTTCTAAAAAGGTGCTTCGAATATTAATGCGTAGTACTGAAATTAAAGAAGCTATTTTTGGTAAAGATACCGGTCGTGTAGTCGGTCAATCAGATTTAGACCAATGGATGACTGCACAAGGATTGCCAGTTATTCGTGCTTATGATGGAAAATATCGTACAGAAGATGATAAGGGCAATCTTACAACTCAATCTTACTTCCCAGAAGATAGAATTGTGCTATTTAATGATGAAGTACCAGGTCAAAAGATTTATGGTCCAACTCCAGAAGAAAATCGCTTGGTTTCAAGCAACGCACAAGTTTCTAATGTAGGCAATGTGATGGCTAAAGTATATGAAACAAGTGAAGATCCAATTGGTACTTGGATTCTTGCAGCTGCGACTATGCTTCCATCATTTGCCAGTGCAGATGATGTTTTCCAAGCTAAAGTACTCTAATTGTGGAGGTGCTTAATGTGGAGCAAATGGCAGAACTGGTTTCATCCCTAAGCACTAGATTACAGATTTCCGATAATGACTTAGTAACAGACTTAATTAAAGAAGCAATTGCTCAAGTGCTAGATTACACTGGTCAAAAGAAGTTAGTCGGCAACATGGATATTTATGTTAAAAAGCTAGCGACGATTAATTACAATCGACTAGGTATAGAAGGCGAAACCCAACGAACAGAAGGTGGAGTTACTAATTACCTTGAAGTCGGCATTCCTAAGGATATTCGATTGGGACTAAATCATTATCGAATAGCAAAGGTGACTAGGCTATGAGACTAAAAGAAAGTGACTTAACGACTGTCTATCTTAGAAAGCCTGCGGATATTCAAGATGATGAGGGGTACACAACTAAAGGTTGGGGTGATCCTCAGCAAATAAAACTGAATGTTCAATCTGCTGGTGGTTCTGTTAATGCTCAACTCTATGGCAAAGATATCAAGTACATTAAAATATGCAAATATCAAGGGAATTTGCTTTCAGAAGGACATGGAGAAGGATATGGAATTTGCTTGAAAGTTCCAAGCACGAGTGATCCAGATTATAAGATTACAGCTATTCAGGAGTTCTCTACTCATAAGAATGTCACTTTAGAGCGAATAAAAAGGGATGAGCAAAATGATTAATGTAGAGCTTAAGGGACTTGATGAACTAAAAACAAAACTCAAAAAGCTCCCTAGCGTAGTTGCTAGTGCTACAGCTAACGGACAAGAAACTGCCATAGAACAAGCAGAAGCCTATGCAGTGGATGAATTGCAATCTAGCATAAAGTATTCTACTGGCGAACTTGCACGGAGCTTTAAGCATGAAGTTAAAATTGATAACGATGAAGTTATTGGTCGCTGGTGGAACTCGTCTATGGTTGCAGTGTTTCGTGAATTTGGTACTGGTTTGGTTGGAGAAATGTCCGATAAACAACTTCCACAAGGTGTTGCAATTACTTATCGACAAACACCGTGGTTCTTTCCAGTGGATGCAGTTGATTTGGATTTAACTAAGATTTATGGCATCCCTAAGATTAAAATCAACGGTAAATATTTCTATAGAACTGCTGGACAACCAGCTAGACAGTTTATGACTCCTGCTGCTAATCGAATTGAAAAAGAAGCACCAGAAATTATAAAAAAATCTGTAGATCAAGAATTGCGTGATAAGTTAGGTGATTAGATGGAAATTTACAATGTTAAAGCACTTGTCTTTAAGACGCTTAAATCTATTCCAGAATTAAAAATAGTTTCACCTTCTTATCCTGATAAATTCACAGTATTTCCGACTGCGATTTATTCAACTAGTCAGTCTTCTTATATACGCAATGCCTATCAGGAAGAAACTGATACAGAATGGAAGATAACAATTGATTTATATAATGACAAAGGATCACTAACACAAATAAAAAATAAGCTCATTGCTAAGTTTTCAGCAATGGGTTTTTCTAATAGTATTGGCGATCAAGATTTGAATGGAGTAGCGCGAGTGGTACTTGTATTTACAGGAATTGTAGATAACACAAGTAAACGTGTATATCAGAAAGGATAAAAAATGAAAAACGCAAAATTATATAGCAACTTATTGAAATTAGATATTCAACGATTTGCAGTTGATAGTTCCGAAGGACTTGTAGGAACAGAAACTAAATTAGAAAGATCAGAAGATGGTTCTACCTGGGAAGAAATTGCAGATATTAAAACTATTCCTGAATTAGGTGGAGATACTGAAAAGATTGATGTTACTACTTTAGCAGATGATAGACGTAAGCAAGTGGAAGGTATCCAAAATGCGTCTAACGTACAATTCCAAGCTGTGTATAAGGGCGCTAGTTTTGCCAAAGCACTAAAAGAAGCTGGTAACCGTAAGCAATACAACTGGAAAGTTACTTATCCAGATGGCATGACTGCAACAATGCGTGGATCCTACAACATTAAGTTTGGTGCCGTAGCTGTTAATGGGGCATTAGGTTACACAATTACTATTACTGTATCTGATGGTCCTCACTTTACTGCTGCCGGATCAACTCAAGCTACAAGTAGATAATAGCCAATGATAGACGTGGGTTCGATTCCCACGTCTATTTTTATAGAAATATTAAAAAGGAGAAATTAAATTATGGCAACAACAATTAAGAAAGCAACTAAGACAGTACAACTGGGTGATCTTGAACTTGATTTAAAACTTGGTGGTCGTGAAATTTTTAAGATTGAACGACGCTTAGGTAAATCAATGCTCTCCCTCTTCATGGATTCGCAAGGTGGCAACAAATTGCCACCAGTCAATGAAATTTTGATTGTTCTACAAGGCGCAAATCAAAGTCATGGTGTAACAGATAAGCGCGTTATTGAAGCATTTGAACAATATTTAGATGATGGTCACACTACCATGGACTTATTTAATGAGTTGATGGAACTATTTGATGAATCCGGTTTTTTCGGCAAGAAAAAGAAGAAGGGTACCAAGACCAATACGGAATCGGAAGAAGTAACTCTCGATTCAGTGGAAACAACCGAAGACGAACTGATGTAAACGAGGACCATTTTGATACAGTATCAGATCTATTCAAAGATCTATACCCAATTGCAGTTGAATCAGGTATAGACGCAGATCACTTTTGGGATATGGATTTTGGCGAGATTATGACGCAAATTAATGCTAATGAAAAGCGAAGATTAGAAGATCTGCGTGCTAAGGCATACATGGACCATCGCTTAAGTGAGATGGTTGCATTTGCCTTTAATGATCCTGCTAAAATGCCAAAAGTTGAAGAAGCTTATCCATTTGTCAAAGACAATGTGGAAGAGACTTCTAAATCAGATGAACCTGATTGGAAACAAGATCAGGCTCTATTAATGCAACAAGCTCAACGGATTAAGCAATTTAATAAAGATAAAGGAGGTGGAAGTTAATGGATTTAGAAGAACTTGAATTAAGGTTTACTGCCAATTATGGGGATGTAATGCGAAAGCTTGATGAGTTCACTAATATCATCAGTCAGAAAACTAATGATATGCAATATAAGATTCAAGATGGCTTAGGCAAAATCAATCAGTCAATGAATGATAATGTGTCAAAAGCAAATGAATCTGCTAAAGAAGAAGTTCGTCAACGGACTGAGGCTGAAAATGCTAAGCAAAAACTGCTCGAACAAACTCTCAATACTCAAAATGATGTTACTGATAAAGTTATCCAAGGGAATAAAGAGCAAGCTGAAAGTTCCAAAGAAGCAGTTAATCAATCGGAGAAGAGTTTGGATAGTTTAACAGCTCGTCTGCAAGAGGCTTCTAATATGCAACAACGAATTGCACAACAAACTAGTGCAGCGCGTGAAGCAGTATCTGATATTGCTAAGCCTAAAGAACAACCGCAGAGAAGAGAACGAGCAACAACACGTCCACAAATTAAAAATTCAAGTTTTGATGATTACCAAGAAAAACGAATTCAAAGTTATATGCCTAAAAGACCCGTTGATTTAGGCATTGATGATGAAATCCAAGCTGAAGCCTCTCGTGCTAAAAAAGAAGTCGATGGACTGGTTACCCACATCAATGAAAAGATGGAACAAGCTCGGTCTATGCAACGTAGAATCGCTACTTTAACTGCTAACCGAGATAGTCTTGATATGAGTAAGCAAGGAAGTAAAGTTAAGTCAATGAGACTAGACGATCAAATTGCTGACGCTCAAATTAAGATGGCAAGATACCAGAACCAAGCCAAAGCTCTTGCGCAAGAAATGTCGCAGGAACTTAATTCAATTCCATCATCCCTTAAGCGAATTGAAACCGAAATGGATCAAACAGAAGGTAAGATTGAACGAATTAGACGCTCAATTGCTGAAATGAGAGATAATGATGCCACCCTTGGAAGATCCGCGGGTAATGATAAGGAACTTAAGCAAGCAGAAGCTGAATATAGGCGCTTGGTAGCTAGAAGTGATGAACTTGCTAAAGCTTATAGTTATGTAAGTTCTCGTGGAGATGAATTAAAGGCTAGTTCTTCTCGAATTAACACTGAGCTATCTGAAGAAAATAAAAATGTTTCAGGGCTTAGTTCAAAATTTAATAGACTAAGAAATACTATCTCTAATGTTAACTCGTCTTTAAAACGCTTTGGTAATAGTGGAAATTCTTCTATGCGTCGAGCTGGTGGTGGTGCGTCAATGTTAAGCGAACGTCTTAAGGGCGTTCAAATGGCAATACGTATGCTAGCTAGTCAATTGATTGTCTTTACGTTGCTCTACCAAGGGATCATGATGTTAGCCCAAGGCATGGGTGCAGCACTAATGACTAATAAGCAATTTGCAAGTAGTTTTAATGCAATTAAGGTGAATCTGCTAACTGCTTTTTATCCTATTTATAGCTATGTTTTGCCAGCTGTGAATGCTTTGATGAATTCACTAAGGAAAGCAACAGCATGGATTGCTCAATTTAGTTCTGCTTTGACAGGGATGAGTTTATCTAGTGCAAGAAGTGGCGCGCATGGTTTGTACGATCAAGTGCAAGCGATGAATGATACTTCTAAGGCGGCAAGTAAAGCTAATGAAGCTGTTAAGAAACAACAGCAAGAACAAGCCAAAGCTGTACAACGTGCTAATCAACAAATTGCTCAAGCTAATCGTCAAGGTGCGGCAGCAGTTGCAGCCGAAAATGAACGAATCAAGGCGTCTAATGAGCAAGCTAAAAAAGCGTTCGAAGATACTAAGAAAGCTAATGAAGACTTGCAAGCTTCCTTGATGGGCTTCGATGAGCTTAATGTTCTTGATAATAACAAGAATAGCCAAGATAATGGTTCATTTGAGGCACAACCATTAGAGAAGTTTACTCCACAACAAAAGCAGGACAGTCCTATTTTTGATGATGCTGGATTAGATGATAGTGGTGCAGGAGATGGTAACCAAGGACTTGATTGGAATGTTCCATTAGAAGCTTCACAGAATGCTATTGATGCAGCTAACAAGGTCAAAAAAGTTCTAGGTGAGATCTTTGACCCAATGAAGAAAGCTTGGGATGAAAAAGGTCAAACTGTTGTGGATGCTGCTAAATACTCATGGCAAGAAATCAAACGCTTGTTAGGTGATGTAGGTAATTCATTCTTACATGTCTGGGACAATGGTACCGGACAAAAAGTAATTGAGAACTTACTTCAATTGTTAGCTGATATGCTGAATATCATTGGCGATATTTCAAGGGCGTTTGCCGAGGCATGGGAAGAAAGTGGCCGAGGGACTAGATTTATTCAAGCCATCTTTGATTCGCTTAATAATGTTCTAGTCGCGATTCATCACATAGCTGAGTCATTCCGAGAAGCGTGGAATACTGGTGATCTTGGTAAGAGAATTTTTGCTAATCTCTTAGATTTAGCTACTAAACTAGTCGAATTCATTGGAGATATTGCAAAATCATTCGATGAGGCTTGGCAACACGGTAATGCTGGTACAAAGTTATGGCAAGCATGGCTAAATGCATTGAACAATATTTTAGATATCTATAAGAATATTGTTACTTCAATTGATGAAGCGTGGAAGCATTCAAATCTAGGTGTTTCAATCTGGAGTCATTTAATTCAAATTGTTATTGGTGTAGGCAATACAATTGGTAACTTAGCTGGTCAATTCGATAAAGCATGGCAACATGGTAATGTTGGTACATCAATTTTTAAGACTCTTCTAGGCATGGTTGATGATATGCTTGGTGCTCTAGGAGATATGGCGACATATACTTCAAATTGGGCTAAAAAGCTTGATTTCACTCCACTATTGAAGTCAATTGATAACTTGCTAAAATCCATTCGACCTGTAACAAAAGATGTTTGGGATGGCTTATCTTGGGCTTATAAAAACGTCTTACTTCCACTTGCGGGATTCACAATTACTCAAGTAATTCCTGAATTCTTTAATGCATTAGCTGCTGCACTTAAGGTTGTTCATAGTGTAGTCAAAGCGGCTAAACCAGTTTTTGAATGGTTCTATGATAGTTTTATCAAGCCATTAGCTAAAATAGCTGGATTTGCAATTGTGGAAGCTTTAAAGCTTTTAACTAAAGCACTTGAAGGATTATCTGATTGGATAGACCATCATCAAACAGCAGTTAAGATTATGACTGCAACATTGCTTACACTCTTAGGTATAAAAGTTGCTAGAGCTACTATTGCAGGCATTCAAAGCTTTACTGACACCCTTAAGATTCTGGCAATGCTTAAGTTCGATAAGCTAAAAGCTGGTGTTAAGTATGCGGATGATATGCTTGGTGTTGTAATTGAATTTGCCAAACATCCAATTCTTAACATCAAGGAACTTGCAAAATTAAGCTTTGAAAATATTAAAGGCGGTTATGCCCACATAAAAGATTTATGGAGTGAAGTAAATCAAGGCTGGCAAGACAGTAACTTAGCTAAGACTGACTTCCTTAAATCAGCTCGCTCCTCTATTCAATCTGGCGAACCAATGAAGTTAGGTCAAAAATTGGGTACTGGATTATCAGGCGCAATGATTGCCGTAACTTCTGGAATTGATATCTACAAAGGAATCAAAGCAAAGAACAAAGAAGAAAAGTTCGCTGATTTTGGTTCTGGAATTGGTGGAGCAGTCGGAGGCGCAATTGGTCTTTGGTTTGGTGGTCCATTAGGTGCAGCGGTTGGTCAACAAGTCGGCTCATTTATTGGTAAATGGGGCGGTGTTGGTGCTTCTAAGTTTGGCGATGGCTGGGCTAAATATGGCAAAGGTAAAAAGCCTAAAGACTGGGTTGAAGCAATTGGCTTTAAGTCTCACGAAATATTAGACAACTTTACTTCTTGGGCTAAGTCTGTTGGTAAAGACATTAATACCAACATTACTAAGGGCAAGAAGGAAGTTCAAACTGCTAGCTCTAATATTCATAAGTGGTCCACTAATTTTATTTCTAGCGCTAAAAAAGATATTAAGAGTTGGGCACAAAATGTTGGCTCTAACATCAACAAAGATATAGACAAAGGTAAGAAACTTGCTAAACAAGCAGGTACTAAAGTTAAAGAATGGTCCACTGATTTTATTAGTGATGCTAAAAAGAAAGTTCATGACTGGTCTTCAAAAATTGGTTCTGACGTAAATAACAGCGTTGAAAATGGTCAAGCCATGGCTAAGAATGCTGGAACTAAAATTAAGAACTGGACTACAGGCTTTAGAGAGTCGGCAAGTGGACTGGTAAGGTCTTGGGCTGAAAGACTAGGCGACCACATTAATAATGGTTCTGAATCTTCACGCTCAGGAGCTACTAATGCGGGTAGCAAACTATCTAGTTGGACGCGTAGTTTCTTTGGAAATGCTAACCAAAGTATTTCTAGTTGGGCTGGTGGTTTAGGTGGTCATGTCGATAATGGAATTGGCAATGCTTATAATTCGGCTAGGAATGCCGGTGAACGATTAGGAAGTTGGGTATCTAGTTTCAGACATAACACTTCAAGAACCTTGGGATCCTGGGCTGGTACTCTTGGTAGCACAATTGGAAATGGTATAAGGGACGGCATCTACAACATTAGTAGTGCTGTTCGAAAAGTTGTGGATGCAATTGTTAAGCCAGTTCAAAATGCTACTAATAAAATTAAGGAAGGTATTGACTGGGTACTTAATAAATTAGGTGGCGGTTCAATGAACTGGGGGTTCTTCAACTGGAATTCCTATGCAACCGGTACAGATAATCACCCAGGTGGTTTAGCACTGGTTAATGACCAAGAAGGAGACATCTACAGAGAAAGTTATGAATTGCCAAATGGTGAGCAAGGATTATTCCCTGCTAAGCGTAATTTCTTAACGTACTTGCCAGCCGGTACCAAAGTTAAAACTGCTACAAGTACAGCTAATGAATTAGCCGGTATGGTTCCTAAGTATGCCGGTGGTATTGGTAACTTTAATTTCGATTTTAGTGGTATTTTTAGTGGAATTAGTTCAGCCTTAGGTAATTTGGATTTTGGCAATATTTTTGATGGAGTTGGTAGTTTTGTAGATGGTGTGATGGAAGAACTTGAAAAAGTTACTGATGATATCGCTCATCCAGAAAGACTGGTTAACTACATTGTCGATAAGTTTGTTACTTATGATTGGAGCTTAGGAGATGCCTCGCTTAAGTTTGCTAAAGGTGCTGTTAACCAAGAAAAGAAAGGTATGATGAACTGGGCTAAAAAGGTTATTAATCAATTTGGTGGCTCAACTCATCAAACTGGACCAGGAGCAGAAGGTTGGCGTAGTGCTGTTAAGAAAGCTTTACGTAAAAACGGATTGCCAGCAACTCCAGCATATGTAAATGCTTGGGTGCGTCAAATTCAGACCGAATCTGGTGGTAATGAACATGCCGTTCAAGGCGGATATACTGATATCAATACTCTTACAGGTGACTTAGCTAAAGGGTTACTACAAACTATTTCAGCAACTTTCAATGCTTATAAGTTTCCTGGTCACGGTAATATCTTTAATGGCTACGACAACATGCTTGCAGCAATTAACTATGTTAAGCACCGCTACGGTTCAGACATGCTGGCTGTTATCGGTCACGGACATGGCTATGAAGATGGCGGTTTAATTGCTAAACATGGTTTTTATGAGATTAGCGAAAACGACAAGCCAGAAATGGTTGTTCCTTTGACTAATCGTGAGTTAGGTATGCGAAGAATTAATGAAGCTATTGCATTTATGAATCAGAATTTTGGTGGTGGTTTGCAAATGCCATCTTCCTTAAACAGACGAACTGCTATTGATAGTTCAATTTATTCTGATACTCAATCTAATGATTCTACGTCTGTACAGCGTGGGGGATTTAAGGAAATGAGCACAGAATTAGTAAATGCAATAATTCAAGCAATTCAAATGCAAAACTTTAATAGTAATAACGGAAAACCTATTGATTTACACTTATCTGTCAAAATTGGTGATGAATCATTTGGAGAACATGCCATTAAGGGTATTAATACCATTAACCAAAAGAATGGTAGAAATATGTTAAATCTTTAGAAGGAGGAAATGAGTGATTGTATTCTTTAAAAATTTCTGGGACAGTGGTTAATCCTGCCCCGCAAACTATGCAGGTAACAATTCAAGATATTGACGCAAAAGCAACGCGTGATGCACAAGGGTTACTACATCGAGATCGAGTAGCTACTAAAAGAAAAATCACGTTAGCATTTGGTGCACTAACAGTTCCAGAATGTGCAAAGATTTTAGGAGCAGTTAAAAGTGAATTTTTTAGAGTAGATTACTTAGATCCACAAGATGGAAATATGCGGTCAGGAACATTTTATGTAGGAGATCGAACAACACCTGTTTACTCTTTTATAGATTCAGTACCTGTCTGGAAAGGCTTATCCTTTGATTTGATAGAACAGTAGGAGGTGAGAAATATTGCTAACACAGACAAAAGAAGTTAGAGATGCTTGGCGAGCATCACAGAGAATATTAGACATTAAGGTAGTGGTTAATGGAAAAACGTATAGTGCTACTGATATTAACAGCTTGAAATACGATTCAGGAGCTTATACTGGTGATACATTTGCTATCGGTTCAACTTATTCAAATAGTGTTCAAATTGAGTTTTCACATTTAATAGAAAATCTAAAACTTGGTATGGAAGTTTTACCAAGCATTGGAATTAAAACGTCTAAAGGTTACATTTACGAACCATTAGGCGTTTTTATTATCTCTAGTGAAATCAAGATGGATCGCAATAACAATCTTACTTCCATTAGTGCAAGTGATAGATTTTGCGGGTTAGAGGGATCCTATAAATCTAAATTGGCTTATCCGGCAAAAGTTTTAGATGTAATTGCTGAAATCTGTGCACAATCAGGAGTCGAGACTAATGTGGATGACTTAGCTAGACTTCCACATCAAGCTGACTTAGCCAGTCCCATTACAGGGCAGACTTATAGAAAAGCTTTAGGTTGGATTGCACAATTGTATGCTGGGTATGCTACCTTTGATCGCCATGGCTTATTTACAATTAGAACTATTGCAGAACCTAACTATGAGCTGGATCCCAGTCAGTATGAACAAGCTGGTTTAACTAAAAATGAAGCTCCATATAGAATTAGCGGTATTCAGTGCCAAACTACAATTACTACTAAAACTAGAGATGGCGAAGATACTGATGAAACTAAAACTTATCAAGTTGGAGATTCAAATGGATCTCAAATTAAGCTTGAAAATAATATTATGACGCCTGATAGGTTAACTAATATTTGGGAGCAGATTAAAGATGTTAATTTCTATCCATTTAGTTTGAACTGGTTTGGAAATCCTGCTGTTGAAGCTGGTGATTGGTTAAAACTGCAAGACAAGCAAGGTAATAAGTTTATTGTTCCCAACAATAGCTACACGCTTGATTTTAATGGAGGTTTGTCAGCAACTTCTAAGGCAGATCAAACTTCTTCCACAGACTCTGTAATAGCTTGGGAGGGAACATTCTCTCAAACCATTAGAGAACTTCAAGGTCGTAAAGCACCAGATGGAACAGTGATTTTTCCACCTAGTGTAACTGAACTACCTACGAATGCCAAGCCTAACGATGTTTGGTTCAAGCAAAATGGTAATTCAACAGAATTGTGGGTGTTTACTGAACAAGAAGATGGGATTAGAAAGTGGGTTAGGAGGGATTTAACTCCTGACGAGATTAAGAAGCAAGTCCAAGAAGCACAAGCCGGCTTGAAAGGTGCCAAGAAAGAAATAGCTGATAATCGCGTTAAGGCTGATAAAGATATTGCGGAGCTTAATGCAAGTATAGCTGGGCAAAATTCAAAGATTGATGGATTGAGTACTAGTGTAAATACCGTTGTGATTCCTAAAGTCACTGATATTACTAATCAGATGTCTGATGTTGTTACTAAAGTAAATGAACAAAAAAATATTGTTACCGGTTTGCAAAATCAAGCTACTCAGCAAGGTAAGGATATATCTAAGATCACTACTGATGTTCACGGTGTTACGGTTGATTTAGCTAACCTTAATGGAGATGTAAGTCAAACCAAGGCTACTGTGCAAGGCCTGCAGACTACATTAGGGAATGCTCAAGGGGATATAACACAAATAAAGGTAGATGCCAAAAAGCTTTCTACTATCTTATCTGGCAAGGTTGATAATTCCACGTATGCAAATTTTGTTAATGCTACTAATAGTGCATTGAATGCTAAGTTAGTGGCGAGTGACTTAAAAGGCTATGCAAAGACCACTGATGTTCAAGCTACAGCTGATGGCTTGCAAGTAAATATTAATAGTTTAAGCGGTAAGCTAGACAATTTAGTTATAGGTAATAGGAATTTAGTACGTAATTCTGGTTTTCCAAAAAATACTGATTATTGGAGTGGGCCAGCTACAACAAGGCATGATTTCTATTATTCTAGTAAACAAACTTTATTTGTTCTTAATAATTCTAATTCTAGTGAAAATTTTGCTGAATCTGCTTATTTTCCATTAGAGAGAAATACCGACTATGTGGTCAGTTTTAAAGGCTTTGCTTCAACGAATGTATCAAGTTATAATGCTTTTATTCTCGCCAGAAAATACGGTGAAAATACTAAATATACAACTGTAAAGCACCTAGTGGATGCTAAAAGGTTATCTCCAAGTAAAGTAGATTACATTAAAGATTTAATTTTTAATTCTGGAGAAAACGATGAGGCATATATCAGATTTGACAACAACGGATCATCTGATGGTAAACAAAGTGGTTTGTATTTTACAGAAGTAAAAGTTGAGCAAGGAAACAAGTCGACAGCTTGGACACCAGCTCCTGAAGACGAACAGGAGCGTATAAATGGAATAACTTCACAGTTATCTGCTCGAATAACAGCTAATAGCCAGCAATTTAGTTCTTATTATTCTAAGACTGATGTTGACCACAAAGTAAGCGGAGTGCAGAGTCAAATTACTCAGAACGCGACAGGATTACAGACTGTGGTTGCTAAAGTGGACAATATTAGAATAGGCGGAACTAATCTCATTAGAGATTCTGCTATGCGTGCTGACTCTCACACAGCTTGGCAAGAAGCGGGGGCAGTTACTTGGCATGACAGTAGTGTAGAAATAAGAAAAGGCGACTTAATACAAAATATACCTGCTAAGCCAAATACTACCTATACTTTTAGTTTTGATTTGTATTATCAAGATTTTAGTAATGCATGGGCTAATCAATTTTTCTTTGTGGAATATACAGATACGAATTTCAATAAAACTACACCTAAGTATGTAGACCATCGCTGGGCAGGTAATCAATTTCCTAATACAGCTGGTCGAAAAGACAAGAAGCTAACTTTTACTACTCAAGGTGATTGTAATGGGTTGAAAATGTATATCCGTCAAGAAGCTAATCAAAATCCTTTTCACATTTACAATCTTAAATTAGAAGAAGGAAACCAAGCTACTGATTGGAGTCCAGCGCCAGAGGATAAAGCTAATCAGTCTGATTACTCTGCTTTATCTCAAACAGTACGAACTATACGAAGCGAAGTTACTAATAACATTAATGGTTTGCAATCCCAAATTACCCAGAATGCAAATAACATCAACTTAAAGGTAAACGCTGTAGGGGATTTATCTAATATTTGCTTAAATCCAAATTTTGATGATGGTAGTACGGCAGGTTGGGAAAACATATCTAGTTCTACTGGAAATGGAGGAAGTCCGTCTAAATTTTATGGAGGAATTAGTATACGAGATGGATTTTATGGAAATATGTTTTCAGTATCAGCGGGAGATAAATATTATTTTTCTGTTTTTGCATGGCAAGATCAATCTTCGCATAATTTTAGTATCGGTTTAACTTATTTACAAAAAGATGGTAGCTGGAACTGGCAACATGCTATAACATTTGCACCAAGTGAAGGCGGAAGAGAAAAAACAGGAACCATTACTATTCCTTCAAATGCAGTTAAAGCCAGAATATGGGTTCAAATTGATGCTTACTCTGATTACGGTCATTGGTGGTTCACTAATGTCAATGTGAGAAAAAATGATACTCTTGCACAAATCAACATGTCCGCCGGCACCACACTGATTCAGAATGACAAAATCTACATGGATGCAAGTTCTACTGTGTTCAGTGGTAAGGCGTTTATCCCTAACGCTGCAATCACTAATATCTCAGCAGACAAGATTAACACAGGTACTTTAGACGCGGGTAAGATTAACGTAATCAACTTAAATGCCAACAACATCACCACCGGTACTATTAATGGTGCTAACTTGAAGATTAATCTTAATAGTGGAGATGTAAATTTTCAACATGGACGTATCCATAATTGGAGCAATACATTAGATATAAATATTGATCAGAATTATATTTCTACTGCAAATAATGATACTAAAGCAATATTAAAAAATGGTGAACTTCAATTAACTCAACCACAATTGTTTGATTTAAGTCCTGATCCTTATTTAAGGCTTTGGAATAATGGAACAGCAGGAGATTTTTCAGTTGCAAGTCTAGATGTAAGAAATGGAATTGCTATTCAACCCAAAGATTATAGGGGAAATTCTATTTATGCCCTATTAGGACTTCTTGCAAATAACTCATGGGCCGGATTTTATACTGGTAAATGGGGCGGTATAGATAATAAGCTTTTAACGGCAATTGGTGGAGCTGATCAGGGAATTACTATTCATGGCGGTGCTCATTTCCAAGATACTAGTAGTTTGGGAAATGAGTCTTTTCCAATGATCACAGTTGGAAGCGATCGCTTGGGAACTACTTTTGGCAATACTAAAATAGTAATTAATGCTGAGTATACTTATTTTCCAATGAGTTATACCAAAACAACTGGCTCTGCTCCAAACGCTTTTATTGCAAGCGATGGTGCTCTAGTTCGTTCAACATCAGCATCGAAATATAAAACTGACATTCAACGTAGTTATTCAACAGAGTATGGTGACAAGCTTTTAAACCTACCAACAGCCATCTGGACTGATAAAGGTCAAAAGGAAAGATATGAAGCAGGTAAACGTCATATTAAACCTGAAAAATACTTCGGTATGATTGCAGAAGATTTAGCTGATGCTGGCTTAGATCTCTTAGTTAGTCGGAATCCAGAAACACATGAAATCGAAGGTATTCAATATGAAAGAATAGCGCCTGCGCTTTTACCAGTAATTAAAAAATTAAAAGATAAAGTAAATAGATTGGAGAAACAAATAAATGAATAATGATAACGCAATTTCGCAAAAATTAATTAACAAGTTAGCAACTAGTGAGTATAACAACGCAATTTTACAAGTAAGAATTGACGAATTAACTCAAGAAGTAAATCAATTAAAGTCAGAAAAGGAGAACAATAAAGATGTTAAAAACAAGTAAGTCAATTGCAATTTCAGGAAGATCAATGGTGGAAGATAAGCAGGTCGCTACTTTTAATGCGAATATTTATGAAGCTAACGCGTCTGGTGGTAGTGATAACATCAATATGATTATTACTGACCGTGATTTATATGATGCAAATAAAGCTACAGTTAGAAAAGATTTGCAAGACTTTCAAAGTAAAGTCTGGTCCGCTCAAGATGAAGTTATGGCGAGCGCTGATGAAAAGGCGAGTGAGGGATAATGAAACGAACTCATATAGGAAGTAATATAAGCGATAACTTCCAACTGTTTTTAATTGGGCTAGCCTTATCAGCTATGGGAATACTACTTTGGACAGATCATACATACTTCTTTTGGCCACCACAGTTTGCTGGGCTTATGAATGATGATGGTTTGGACGCTGTAGCTGTGGTTACTGGATTTGGATTACTATATTACGCAGTTACAAATGAAAAGAGCAATACAGTAGCAGGAGTTTTGTTAAGCATCTCAGCAGGCTTTACAGGGCTGGTTGCGTGCATTCAATTAATTCATGCTATTTTTGCAGGACAAGCACCTATGTTTTTAGGCTTTATCTTGTCCTGTTTTTTATTGGCGGAAATTTTATATACGGCAAGAACTAGAGATACGCGATAAGAGGTGAGGACACTTGCATGACTTAATTCAAGATCTAATTAATCTAGCACAAGTGTTGACACCTATAATTCTTGGAGTACTAACTTGGAACTTAAATTCTAAGAAGACTAAGCATGATGGCTTAGCAGATGATAATGACAGGATAGTGAAAGAAAATAAGCGTCTTACTAAGCTGAATGCTGAAAAGGATAAAGAAATAAATAATTTATTGAAAGAGAGAAATGGAAAATGATTGAAAATTTAGAAAAAGAGCTAAAAGAGTTAAATGTCAAGTGTAGCAAATTATCAAAGTTTTTAGCCAAACAAAATAAAAAGACTTTGTCAGCTACTCAACTTGAACTCTTGAAAGAGCAAAAGCAAGCAATGGGTAAGTATGCCAAGGCTTTAAAGTTACGTATTAAAGATTTAAAGGAGGCTAAATAATGAACGTTAATCAATTACTAGATTTAGCTATCGTAGCTACATCAGTTGCAGCAGTCGTTGTTGCTTCCGTATATGCTAAACATAAAATTGCAATTGACAAGAAAGCAGCGCAAGGTGATTTACTTGCTAAGGCTGAAAAGATTGTTGCCCAATCTGTAAGTCCCCTTGTCTACCAAGCAGAAAAGAGGGGAGGAGACGGCGAAGATAAGTTAACCTTTGTCGTTCAAGGCTTGTTCTTGCTCTTAGATATGGCACACTTGCCACATCCAACAATGAGTTTCGTCAAAGGAATGGTTGAAAAGTCAGTTACAGCTATGAAACAAGCTCAATCAATTGCAGATACTGTTGATAAACCTAAGACGACCATTGTTGGCGAATTAAAGGAAGTTAACAAGTAGGAGGTAACTTATATGGAAGTAGCAAAAAGAAGTTACGGTGTAGACGTATCTAGCTATCAAGATACTAATGTAGCTAATTATTCTGGTGCTAAGTTTGCAATTGTCAAAGTATCAGAAGGCTTAGACTATCGTAATCCTAAGGCAACCAATCAAGCATCTACTGCTAAGGCTAACGGTATGATGACAATGGCTTATCACTATGCTCATTTTGGTGCTGATAGCAATAGAGCTGTTCAAGAGGGTAACTATGCAGTAAATTCTGCAAAACAAGCAGGTGTTCAGCCAGGGACTTACTTAGCTTGCGACTGGGAACAAGATGATAACAACAATACGAGAGGTGGAACAGAAGCTAGTGCAAATGCTTTGTTAGCCTTTATGGACACTGTTGCAGGAGCTGGCTATAATCCACTTTTGTATTCTGGCGCATCATTACTCAAAAATAATGTAGATACTGCTCGAATTATTGCCAAATATCCAAATTCACTTTGGGTAGCAGCATATCCATTAGGAAACGGAGTAGCAGTAACTGAACCAGACTTTGGATATTTTCCATCTATAGATGGAGTGGGCATCTGGCAATTCACGGATAACTGGAAAGGTCTAAATGTTGACGGAAACATCTCTCTAGTCGATTTAAAAGATGATGGAAAAACAGTAGCTCAAGCAGTTAAACCAAGCGTCGCTAATCCACAAGCACAATCATTTGTTGATGAATTAGGAGATACTTGGTACATGGAAAACGGCAAGTTCTACCCAAATGGTACTATTAACATTCGCTATGGTGCGAGAACTACCAGTGATATCATCGGAACTGTAACCAAGGGCGATTGTGTTAAATATGACGCATATAGTCGACACGGCGGGTACGTCTGGATTAGACAGCCAAGAGCAAATGGGTATGGTTATCTAGTATGCCGTGCAGGTAATGAAGCTTGGGGAACTTTTAAATAAAAAACAGATTCGATAGATTTTATTAATTATTTTATTGTATAATATACTAAAAATTTGTTTGCGGTTTTATTGACATTTAATATTTATTTTGTGTATTATAATAATGCAGTAAAGATGTACTGTATACTCATAGGATCGAATTAACGTTTAAGCGATATGTAATATCGTCGACTATGGGGCCGCCTTTGGGCGGCTTTTTTTTTGGAGTTTGTATGGAATTATATATTTATTCAGATGAATCAGGTGTTTTTGACAAAGAACATAACCCAATTTTCGTTTTTGGAGGGATAATGTTCTTCTCAAAACATGAAAAGGATATAGCAGGAAGAAAATATAGATCAGTGGAACGCGTTATTAGAAAAATTGAAAATAAATCATATGGTGAAGAAATAAAAGCTACAACTATTAGTCGAAAAAACAAAAATAAAATTTATCGTTCTTTAAATCGGTATGAAAAATTTGGTGTAGTTATTCACGAACGTAGAATTATGAACAAAATTTTTGATGAAAAGAAATCTAAACAGCGATACTTAGATTATGCGTATAAAATTTGTTTAAAAAGGAAATTTCAAGATTTAATAACTAAAAATAAAATAAATCCTGACGATATAACTGCAATTCATATATTTGCTGATGAACATACAACTGCTACGAATGGGAGATATGAGTTACAGCAATCCCTGGAGAAAGAATTTAAATATGGTACATTTAACTTCAATTATTCCAAATTCTTTGAACCTATTTTTCCAAATCTATCTTGTATAGATGTTCAATATTGTAATTCTGAGAAAATAATTCTAATAAGAGCCGCAGATATTATTGCAAATAAATTGTATCGCAAAGTACTTATTAACGATGAATATAGTTTACTGAATCATCATAATTTTAAAATATCTTATTTGCCTTAAAAACCACTCTGGAGGATAAAACCTCTGGAGTGGCTTTTTTGTGTTATACTTAACTCACAACCGAAGTTAAAGATTCTTTCAATGAATTTAAAAAGCATTACCTGATAGCAACAAAAGGTAATGCTTTTTAATTCAAATAGTGAAAAGTGATGCACAAATGATGTACAAAATAAATAAAAAAGTTGATGCAATGCACTTTGAAGCAAGGATTATATGAACACCCAAATCATTTTTATAAGGAATTA